GAATAAGTTACTTAAAACTCAAAGTGAATGCAGTTCTAGTGAACGCTTTCTGACCATGCCATATCTCCTGGCATGCGTGAACTGTTATTTTACAATAGATCCCAGTCCCTTATGGATCTACCCGATTTATTAACTCTAAATGGGAAAGAGTTTTATGGTGTTTAAAAATTTAAAAATCTATATGTTCCTCCACCTAGGAACCATATAAATTGAAAATCTTCACCTGTTGCAACATACATCTCCTCAGTTAAAAATCTCTGAGTAGAACTATTACTATGACCTTGTACCGTTATAGTTGATGACTGCTCAGTTTCAGGACTTGGGGCAAGATTAGCTTCCCAATTAGTCGATAGAAATTTTCTATCACTATAGAAAGGTATCTCATATTCTAAAACTGGTTGTTGATTTGGTGTAACTGCAAAAGCACCATTTAACGCCTTACACCCTGAGGAAGTACCAGTGAGAGCAGCAGTAGCCATTCCCGTTGAACTTATAGATGCAAAATCATTACCCACCGTCGTTGGGAAAAACGATCCTGCACTAAAATTAGTTGGATCTCTATAAGCAATCGCAGAATCAATGGAAAGATCAGTATGACCACCTATGATAACTTTCCTACGCAGAGCACCTTTGAATGCTGCATAACAACTCCTATACATTATCAAAGGTGAACTATGAACCCCAGTGTTTGTTGTATTCGACCATCCTCTCGGCCAAAAACTAGGCAAATAGTCCAATGGCAATGATGGGAAAGCAGCTTGGTGGAGACCAACAGTAAAATGACCATTTGACCCTGGTACTAAAGCTCGAATTAGACCAAAGAGATAATATCTCTTAAGCAGTGCGCGAAGTGAAACTACATTCTCGCCAAACCAAACTTTCTCTCTCAAAGCTTCGGCTTCGCCATCTGTACTCCCTACTAATTGAATAGTTCCCATATCTGAGCTCGCTAAAGCATTTGGTAGAGCAAAGAAACCATCCGCGCCATCAACATTAAACTGTCGTTTAGGAGCTTTGAGTTCGAAATCCTCACAACCCCGCACAAACATCATGATCTCCACAGTAGCACCTGCAACTGGAGCTATCAACTTATTTAACACTGATACACGTAACGATCCATTAGCGAACCTAGGATTATAAATTGTACCTAATGTAGAATAAAATTCACCTGTAGGCTCTGGCACCTCCTTGTAAGCAATGTCCTGTGCCATACTAATAGTAAAATTAGTCTCATCTGCACTTTGAATATCGAGATATTCAACATATTGAACATTAGATACAAGTGGTTGATGATTTGTACCATCTGGATCATATGTAAAGGCTAATCTACCACTATGATACTGTGAGGAAGATAAAACGAACAGAAACTCCAAAGAACCTCTCCAATACTGAAAAGGATAGGCTGCCTGGCCAAGCGCATTAAAATGCACCACGTCTCTCAACGTAGCATCTGCGCTCAACTGGATTAGTGTTGGGGTAACTAGCACTTCAAATAGTCTGGAGCCCACAGTAGCAGTCGTTGGCCAATCAAAAGTCGTTACAAGTGACCAATGCTCTATCATCCTATTAAAACACATATCATCTTGAGACGAAATGCCATAGACAGAAGGATCTATAGTTAATGTTTGCTTAAAATCGTAAGTCAATTTCTGAGTTGGCTCCGACCCATATAAATTTGCCAAATTCGAAATCGGTAATGGCCGAAAATAAAGGGGATCAGTAGCTATAGCAGGTTTCGAAAAACCAAAGAACTTTGCAAATTGTGTTGCTGTATTGAGCGCACCTTCAGCGGGTCCCATAAAGTCACCAATAAAAGGGACTCCTTTCAAAGCTCCAGCAGCTGATGCAAAGGCACTCGTTACCGATGATACTATACCATCAGGTGTGAACTCATCATTATCCTCAGTCACCTTAGCAATAGTACTTGATAATAACTTTTTAGCTTGGGTCTTAGCATACTTCTTCTTCTCAGTATTATTTACAGCTTTCCTCGAATTCTTATTCTTACCCATCTCTTTACTAGAAAGAGCAGTGGGAATTGGAACAAGTAACTGCACATCCTCAAAATGAGCAAATACAGAATAGAAAGCTGAAATAGGCTGACCATTAGAAGTATTCAATGTTGTACTAGATTGAAAATGTAGATTACCTAAAGGCTCAGTACCTGCAATATAATCTGCTACTTGCAAATAAGATCTATCATAAAAGAACGGCAAAACCATTTCAAATGATTCACTCTTATTAGGAGCAAGTGGACAGCAGCCCGTCCCTGGAAGTTGTGAGACAACTCCTTCCGCATGTCTCACACTATACCCTGAGGCTCCTTCCCATACTTCCTGAGCGTTATAAAAAGGTCTATAACCAATCATCAACCTACCCATATGAAAAGGTTGACCATTCATAACCACTCTAACAACCAAATTTGCTCTAAAGAGATGGTAATTACTAATCACCTTCTGTATTAGGGGATTGCTAACTATAAGAGCCCATGGATCAATAATGGATTGCTCCTTAGAACCAAATGTCCATTCTCTACCTATTATTAAAACAGGTCTGGACAAAATAGAACTTAAAGCAGAACCATCATGGCCCACTAAACTCTCATAACCTATCAAATTATTCTCGGTTATATCTACAATTGTTGGTGGATCCCCATCTACGAAAACAGCCTGTTCTTCATTTACCACACTCTCACTATTAGAGATATCAGATAATAACTGTATGATGTAAACCTTATCACTATTTAAAATTAGAGGTCGTGACTGCTCTAAAGTTCGTGGTAATGCCACTATACATTGATCGGTTAGGCCGATCGTCATTGGAATTTTTATTGCGAGATTACCTTCTCTATTATTCATTATATTCATTATATTATTCATGTTTGGAATTTTAAGATAATCCACATCTCAGCCAAGTTTCACGACATTCTGGGTCCATACGGGGATCTACTCATCCCCTACATCTACACCATATTGATTGATATGATAGCAAGTCGCATCATCTACTTCTATATCTAATATGTAAATCATATTAAAAATCAATTGCTTATCATAACCATCACGATTGATATCAACACCATATCTTTCCTTATGGTCATCATAACACTTAAGTAATATAGATTCTATATGATCTGCATCAGCTTGTGGTTGCCTCAATAATTCTCTCTCAACATTCTGAAATGCTATTCGCTCCTGTTCAAAAGGTGAGATATCATTCTTTCTACCCCATGCTAACATATTAAGAACACTGTCTACCCTCAAAGCATCGGTTACTATAGGTACTCCTTCGTGTGTTGTCTCAACAAATCTTCTTTTTAAGAATTCAATATCACTTACGTGTACATAAGGTACACTGACAGAAGTCTTATCGGCCATTGTATACTCCACACCATAACTCAATAGATACTCTGTAAAAGTACTATGCGAAAATTTAACTTCAGTAGATACACCTGCTACTGAATCATCACCAAAAGTATTCAAATGTACATACTCCGAAAATCGCAAATTGGGATGTAGATATAAGAAACCACATCTATGCCTTAACTGGTTAACCAGATCATTCAATGGTGTAGTGAGAAATTGTCCCGAAGGATTTCCCATAAACACCATTAAATCACCTTTAATACAGCATGCATATTCTGCAACATCTTCCATCATAGTTCTCATAGCTAGTATATCCTCAGCAGGATATCCACTACGTACAGCTATGTATTCTATAGTTGCAAATGCAGTCATTATCTCTAACCAACTCATACCTTTATCAAAACCAACAAAATCGCCAGCTATCATTCTATTCTTACCAAAAGCAGTAAGGTAATAAAATCTTTCAGCCCATGATAAAGAAAAGGAGTTGGATGTGAAAGCAGTTCCAAACGCTTTTGCACTGTTCTTGAATAATTGCACAAAAGGAGTAAAGTACTTACCCATCAGAGCTAGCAAATAAGCACTACAACCTTGGAACATTCGGAGTGCTCCTAAGTCATTCTTCGCTACAGAAACATGCTCATCTTTAAGACTACCAGTAAAAACAGGTCTATTTCTAACACCTTTGCGATAATTCTTCTCCATCTTATCTATCACAATCATGTCTTCCGTGTTGAAACAATACGCACCTGGTTTTCCCAACATTTTGGTTTTCTTCTTTCCCCGCCGTGGGAAACCAAAACTTGTATTCATAGTAAGTCCTTTCTGATCTTGCCAACCATTAATCGCTTCATCTAAAGTTATTGGTAAGGCCATACGCAAATGACCTATATCCAGTAAGTAATCCTCATAAGCTGCATCTAAATGCTCTTTAGGAATTGTGCTCTTCTCCATGCACAACTTCTTTAGATTATACTGCTTAGGACTAGGTCGAGTCTGCTTAAAAGAGCTGAAAATTGGGATAGTTCTATCTGACACCCGGGAATCCATCTCATTAACCACATCGAAGAAAGCTGTTCGCTTAACTCGGCTCTCTTTAAGCTCTTGGCCATGTCCTAACACCGACCCTATAACTTCAAGAGGTTTAGACTCACTCCAATTGAGAAAACTCTTACTAGATAGAGGATACACCTTTGGAAAGGGTGAACCCCAAGTATAACAAGGATCAATCGCTGAAGATAATGTTATTGGAAGTTTTAGCATCCCAGATATCTCCGCCTTTATTAAAGCAAAATCAACAGATTGGTAAAACGTCAAGGTTTCATGCTCCAAACCAGCAAATAGAATAGCTTCAATTGCTATATGTTGCCCGTTCGTCCTGAAAAGTAATGATCCACAAGATCCACCCTTAGAAACAGCTTTAGTTACCAAAATTTGATTTGCTCTTTTTGTAGGTATCGACATAGCATCAGCTTCAACTTTATAAAGAAGTTTATCCTGATACTCTGCAATTCCACTTTTAGGCTCTATTGTAACAGGTCGTTCGCCGCCAACGCGATTCAAGACAGCTGTTACACTTAGACTATCAAAAGAATGTGTAGTTTGAATATCTGAAACAAATTTCCAAATACCCCTATTAGGCTTATAAGCACATCGAAAAATGCACAAATCTTTATCCGGTATAAATATCTTCTGTAAAACAGGATATTCCGCATCAAAGAAGAGCATGGATTGGTTTCCATCCTCTTCTACTGGGAATATATGTCTTACAGTGATAAAGAAACCGCTAAATAAATGCGCACAAATACAACGATTATTATATTTACCTATTGTTCTAACTTCATAATAACAATTACTTACATAATTTACAACTTCCTTAACACTCGAACTCCGCTGTGTATTAGTGAATAAAGATATGTTTGGATCAGTCCAAGAACTAAAAGTATCTCCAAGAGCTTCTTCCTTCTTCTTAGTTTTAAAACTATCCATGACCATATTGGCAATCCACTTTGCAACATACACATGTAACGCAATAGAGGAAGCAAAAGTTACAAAATTAGAAACAAAGAACATGGCTTCTACACAATTATAATAAAAATCATTCTCATCTCTAATGATCTTTTTATCTTTGAGAAACCAAGATAATTTGTTGATAGATTTAGCACAGATCTTCTCAACTGGACCCATTTGAACTGGAACATTCATATAATGCAAAAATTTCGCTCTCGTAGCAAATCTTTGAGCAATAGATATCGGATCCATCTTATAAGCTGCAGAGTAAAACATATACGCACCTCCTAATAAAAGAGGGGCGAAACCTTTAGCTTCTGGCAACTCATGGTATTCCATCAAACCAGATTTGAAAACATCAATCTCATCATATAAAACAGTCATACATTTCTCACAAGTTTGATCATAACAATCACTACAAGATCTATTGCATTCCTTACACATAAACTCTAAAAGATCATGCGGGCACATAGTACTCATATTAGCAAAAGCTTTATTCCTCATAACTTGAGCTTGTCGATCTCTATGAAGAGCTGTCGCTTTATTAAAAATCTTCATAGCATCTGTAATATTCAAATTAGATTCTTCTTTCTTTCTCACATATTCACCATTACTACCTACACTTCGAAAACGCTCAATATGAAATATATAAGTTTCCTCTATACTATCGAAGTCTGCAATATCAAACTGTTTAACAACATTTCCTTCCTTATGCTTCTTTTTAAGCTCTACTACTACTGCAAATTCTAAACGTCTTCCACAAGCAATAGGATCAGTAAAAATCTCCGAAGTTTTAAGTGGTAAATGGTTGGTTGTTATTACAATCAACTCTGATTTAAACATAGTGTTCCCTTTCTTCTCTAAATGGGCAACAGGTAAGTTCATTGCTGAGTTGTTAACTAAATCTTGCAACATCACCAATTTATGCATTGGTCCAGTCAAGCTTGGCTGAATCGCATCTGGATCATTTATAAAGAAAACAGCTTGTTCATCATAGGCATCATATCTAAGATCAGAATTCATTTGCTCATAAGTATTGCCGTCATGCCGACCTAAACGGTATAATGCGCAAAATTGTTGAGCAAACCAATAATTGATTGAATTCTTACCAACTCCCGGATCTCCTTGTATCACTATTACAAAGGGAGCTGCTCGCATCGATTTAGAAGCACAATAATTTCTAAAAACACCACGTATATTTACAAGTTTCCTCATAGATTCTCGTACATTCACCATACTCGAGCTATTAAGGTTTCCCTTCTCGGATTCACATAACATCTCTTCACCTTGAAGAAAAAGTAACATCATTTTCTGCTTAAATAAATCTAAACTAGCATATTCTTCACTTTCTCCATTTTCTATAAACTTTAAATTCTTAACTTCATCACCAAGTCGTTCCACCTGAGTGAACCAAAGTTTATAAGATGATTTCGTGTGCATCCAAGCATGATTCATATAGAAAATAGACTCCCATCCACCTTCTATAAGAAATAACAAAGCTTCTAATGCAGAAGTTTTCTTAAATGCATCATGCTTAAAAGCAAAAGACATCCAATCTTTAATATCATTAGCCCTCATTTCACCTAGAATCTTGGGTGCAAATGATGTAGTTAATAACCAAGTAAATAAAACTGTCAAATTTTTACTTACTGGATCAGTGCCATCACTTGTTCCATCTATCCACTCTCTTATGGCTCGCGCTGGATTAAAATGTGCCATAGCAACTGGTGTTGAAAACATATTAGATAATAAAAATTTATTAATCTCCATATATTTCTCTAACAGTTGATAAGGCATACAAAATGTCTTCGCAAACAATAATAAAGATGGAATATACTCCAAAGGATTAGATATTGAAGATAAACTCCATATTAATAATAAGACTGCTTCCATATTACCAATCATGTTATCGTACAAAGGATGCACATTTATCTTAGCTTTTGCTAACACTTGGCAAATGAGTGAATTCCTCTTCACATAACTTGGTGGTTTAGCCATAAAAGTATACATGTCATAAAGGCCTATACGCTTCTTTGGGGTAAAATCATACCAAGTTTTCTTTGGGGGCCGAGGTGGGGGCTCTGGAGGATTACCTCGTTGTAAGAATTTCATATTAAAAATATCACCTAATAATACTAATTCTAAAACTGGTTCTTCCTCTATTTTACATACCTCTAACTCTTCTTGGGAGTTTCGCCTTTCAACCTCATCCGGTCGAAAGTTTATATTATACATATCATGATAGAACTTTTCATCTAAAGATAGTTCTTCTTCAAGATCATCATTTTCTAAATTACAACTGGTCCACGAAGTTCCAGTACCTTCTATATTACAATCATTGTAGTACTCATCATCATCATCCAGATTATCTATATCTATATAATCCATAGGATAATTACGTTCTATATCTACAATACGCAATTTAGGCAAATTGCGTTCATATCGATTGTACTGATAAGGTTTCGAGGCCTTATCTTGATAGCTCTCACCAAAAATTGAAGTCTTTATAACTTCAAGTTCTGGCTTGTGTGTCGCCGCAGCAGCTGCTATTTGCTCTGCAGAGTGAAATTTTGTCAATGAGATTCTCTTCTCATATTTTATAGTTGTACTCATGTCTCTATATATAAACTACGTCCTAACGCATCTCCTTGATTTAAATACTCTTCATAAAAGAATGTTTAACGGGTCCTCTTTTAAATATTCTAAATCAATAAACAAGCTAAATGTATTGTTTAAGTCATAACTATAACGGTTAATCCTCAATAGCATTAGCTTCACGCCACGGATTGGGAGTCTTTCTCCCTGGGATCACTAACAAAGTGTGAATCCAAAACACTGTCTACACCTAATGTACCACCAGAATTTGGGGGGGGTGGTAAACTCCGAAAAGTTTACCGTAAAGCGCTGTCCGATGAAGAACAGCGAAAACTATATCATATTCGAAAATATATATAGCACAAAACGCCTATACATGCACTTAAGCATCGCCTAAGAGCCTGTTTAGTCACCAGTTGGTTGGACTGGTAGCAACTAAACTAAAACCAACAACTAAAAGTCATCGTTTTACGGTACTCTCTAAAAATATTCAATAATTCATCGTTCAAATGTCTATTACAATCTATATTAACAAATTTTACAAAATCTTATTCTAACAAGATTCTAAAATTACAATTAAAAAGATATCAATAATTTACATCAATAATTAAATTATAATACAAAAAGAGAGCAGCACTGGCATAGTGCTGTCTACTTCATCGAGGGAGGGGATTAACCC